CATGGTCGCGACAAGATTGCCACCGCTCAGTGTGCAGTTAGCAAGATCGGAGGGGTTCCACGTTGTTGGCATCAGGCGGTCACCACCGGCCCGATGTTTACGTTGCTGACTGCAACCGGCGTCCATGTGCTGCCGGTCGCAGGGTCCGTCGCGTCAGTGCGCCACAGCCACTGCCATGATGTGCTCAGTGCGATGCTGGTGCTCTGCACTGTCGTGCTACCTGATTTCATCTGCACCGCACCGTTGCGTGTGCCTGCGTCCGATTTCTGCACGAAGCCGCGCGTGGTCACCGCCACGACGGATGCGGGCGTCGCAGCAAGTGCGGCGATGCCATAGAGGTCGCTCTGCCCTGCGGTAGCGGAGAACACATAGTCCGTCGCGCCGTTCTGCTGCGGCTCGTCCACGGCTGAGAAGTTTGTGGCACCGGTGTTGCGGCTGAACTGCGCCTGCACATCGCTCGCGGGCATGCGTGTATACGCGCGGATGTCGCCCACGAACGGCACGCTGGCGGCGTCGCTGCGCCAGAGCAGGTCGTCTATAACCTGCTGGTTGGCACCGATACTGATTTGGGTCGGACCAGAGCTAAACTGAAGCTTGTTGGCGTAGGTATTGGCACCGGGGCGCGTGTTCAACGTCGCGCCGCTGTCGTAATCGTCGGACGCGTTGCCGTTCTTCCGCGCACGGAACCGACCCACAGTGTTTGAGATGATCACCTCGAACTCAAATGCCGCCCATGTGTTCTGCGCTGTCACCGCGCCGGTATAGGTGGCCAGAACTGCCCCAGCAGGAGTGCCAGAGGTCAATAAGACAGCGCCATCACTACGGAACACGATGCTGCACTGCGCCGTTGTGCCGTCGAGCAGTTGCAGGTTGCATCCCAGATTTGTGCCGGTGAGTGCGACATTCTGACGGAACGCCATCACGAGATGATGCACAGCGTCGTTTGCCCCGCTCGATTTTGTAAGGGCAATGATGCTGTTGTTGGCGCCTGTGCTCCACGCCTGACCACCGGCAAACCGCCCAGCAACAAGGGTGGAGTTCGTCGTTGTGCCACTGTCCCAGTAGCCCACCACCGCGTCAGCGATTGCGGCGTAGAGATCGAACCCGTCACCAAACGTGTATGCCATCGTGTCTACACTCGCGTGGTGAGGATGGTGATGCCACAATCACTCAGCGTCGCATCCTGACTGCTCGGTGCAACCAACTGCAACACGTCGCCAACACTCAGTGTACCACCTGCACCAGCCAACGTGACCGACGTGTTACTGACGTTCGTGATGGTGACTGTCCCCAACGCAGTCGTAACGCCTGCACTGATCTTGTTCACTGCAAACACAGCATCAGCAGTCGTCTTCGTTGCGTCGTACACCACGCTACCAGCCAAGCTAGCAGGCACAGTCACACCCTGTGGCAGTGGCACGTTGACTTGCATGGCAGCAGTTGGCTTACCAACGAACGGGAACGCAATCGGCACCTGTCGTGTCTCACTACCAGAACTCGCTACCCACTTGTCACCATCCCACGTATACCGTGCACCGTTCGGTCCATTGACGACCTGACCGATGGTTGGTGTGTTGGGGAAGTCGAATGCCATGGGTTACCTCAGAGGTCCGCCGAGTAGTCGATTGTTGCACCACTTCCGCTTGCCTGCACAGGGACGCAGGTCCACGGAGCGTTAGTGCTTCCGCTGGGCGCAGCAACGTGCATCCATGCAGTATCCGCGCTCGATCCTGTCGATATGCCGCTCGCAGCCATCCCAGCCACAAAGAAGCTCCCGACCGCAGACGTTGTGATGGTTGGCGCGGCACGCTTGGTCACCTTGAATGGCAGCATAACGAAATAAGCGGTCGGTGGATTGAAGTTTGTCTGCGTCGTGCCGACACCAATAGCTTCATTGGCAGCCAGTGCCCGACGTTCGAAGAACCGCTGGCAGTGTTGCAGATCATCGGCATACTCTATCTTCTCCAACGGCGAGGCAACGCTGCCGATCTCTAGCTGGACGCCCCAGAGACCAAGTGTGTAGCTCTGCACACCGATACCGCCAGCATCGGCATTGTTCGTTGCACCGGAACTCATCCAAAGTTGGACGGCAGTAAAACTGGTGTTCGGTGTCGTGCCAAACGTCTTGCCTGCAATACTCGGTATGTTCCAGGTCGTTGTGTAGCGCACCCATCCGGCTGCGAGCGTGACAGCCTGCGCAGTCAGCTTAACTATCGCGGACGGTGAACCGCCTGTGCCAAAGTTCTGGTAGAGATCAATGCCAAGCTTTGATGTGGCGGGGCCGGAAATCACTCGTGCCCAGAAAGTCAGGGTAACCGTCTTACCAGACAGTCTACGCACATCCTCGATGTGATGCTCGCCAGGGATTACATAGTCACCTGCACCAGACGTTCCTGCGCCAACGCAGGTGAAGATGTTGCTTACTGCTTCATCACTGATGCTGCTGCGATCATAGTCCCCTGCTGCCGTTTGACTGACCGAAACCGTCCCGCCACCAACAGCGCAGGTCCAACGGTCCAGCGTATAACCGCTCGTGGTAAACGGCCCACCACCACGCTGCGCGACGTTGAACAGACCATTGTGGACAAGATTGCGACCAACGTTAGCCTGCACCATCGACAACGGTGCATACGTGTCGAACGGCAACGGCGTGTTCGTGGCAGGCACCCACTGTGGACTACCAGTCGGGTCCTGGTAATTCACATACAGTTGCAGGTCTGCACTGCTGAACCACATACCACCACTGACAGGCACAGGTGGCGTATCAGACACAACCAGTGACGCACTACCAACCGTCACCCGGTTGTCCACGTACTGCTTGGTCGCAGCCTGTAACGGCAACGCAGGATCGAACGCAAGTGTCAGCACACCTGTCAGCGTGCCACCAGTCAGTGGCAAGTACGCGCCAACAACGATGTTGTCGTCCACGTACTTCTTCGTCACCGCCATCATGTCGCTGGTCGGTGGCCCATACAGCAACAGGTCACCTTCCATCGTACCACCACCGATTGGCAAGTACGTACCCGGTGAGATACCAGCGATGCTCGTGTCCACATACTGCTTAGTAGCAGCATGGAAGATGTCAATCGGGTCCTGTGCCAACGTCAGCATGCCAGCCATCGTGTCGCCTTCACGACTGACACGCTCACTGAATGCTTGGTTCAGCTTGTCTGCACGCAGTGGGTCTTCGCCACGATAGAACGTCGTCGTCGTCATGCCAGTGGGTCCGAGTCCAGCACGAAGTAAGTGAAGTCGCCCATTGATCCGTCCACGTTTGCACTCGGGAACCGTGGATCGAGCAACAACGGCTGTTGTGCCATTGCAGCAGTCAACCGACGCCTACGCGCAGTGGCAAGCATCTGGAACTTGTTCACCTGCGCAGGCACCGTTCCGTCATCCACGCAGTACGCCCACGCTGCATCGTACTGAAGCAGCAGGTTGTCCACATACACCGTCGTGTCATCTGACAGTGGCAGTGGCGTGCTCTGCCTCGCATGCACAGTCACAGACAGCGTGGTGGGCGGTATGACCTTGAATGGCCTGTGGGGCACTGTGTAGTCAGGCGTCACGAACAACCGACTGCTGCTACCAGTGCTGACAATCCCATCCGGGTTCATCGACTGTGGGAACTCGACAAGCTGTCGATTGCTACCAGCAGGGAACACCGCACGGATGTCCTCGTACTCGTCGATGTAGCTGATCGGTCCCTTTAGGTCAGCAGTCAGCAGACCAGTCGCACCATCGACACCAACGGTCTGCCACAGCATATACCGTGGCCACCACAACTCATCGACTTCTAGCTGGTACGCATCCTGCACGTACTGACGTATGCGCCCCGACGCGTAAATCTGCGTCGCCACACCGGGCACTTGTGATAACTCAGTGATGACTGCGTTTACGATGTCCCTGACAAGGGTGCCTGCCATACAGCCCTCCTGCTAGACAGGCGGCGCGCTTGGGACGACGCACCGCCTGCCAGTTCATCACTACGCACGTTGTAGGGACTACGCTGCGAAGTGACGAATGCCGTGCAGACCACCGTTGTTGGCCGTGTTCACATCGTTGGCGAAGCTGAACGCTGCACTGATGATGTTCGTGCCATTCAGTGCCGTGGTCGGCGTATACACACCACGTGGATCAGCAGTGCTTGCAGTCTGCGGATCAGTCAGTGCAGGAGCAATCAGTGTACCAGCAGCAGCCGCAACACCGTTCGCCACTTCCCACTCAGCCCTCAGTGCCTTGTATGGCAAACCAAGACTAGCACCAGTGCCGATGTTGATCGTGGTCGCTGCCGTTGTCGTGTTGATCACCAGTGTCTGGAACGCCTTGAACGCTTTCTTACCAGCCACAGGTGTTGCACCATTCAGTGTGAAGTCCTCATTGATCGGTTGA